AATGTTGACTCTTCGAGGTAGACATATGCATTTTGGTTAGTTTGAATTTGGTCAAACAATCCAATTATGCTGTCTGGGTTACGAAGAGCGGTCTCTAGGATACCAGGAGCTCTTAAGCTTTCTGGTGGATAACCAGTTGTATTCAATGTTGTTTTGAATTCAGCGTGTGAGTCGACACCTTTAACACCATTTTCTGTATATGCTTTATAAGCTTGAGAATTTGCGAATTGCTCACCAATAGATGATGGGCCCTTCTTCTCAGGCATTGCATTAGGAATGGTATTCACAGGTGCTTCATTAGCGCCAACTTCCATAGCTTTTTCGTTTTTAGCTTTGGCTTTTTCGATACTTAAATCATCAACAAATCCAGCAAGTTCTGTATTAAGACCTTTGATTTTCTCTTTGGCCTCAGGACTGTACTTGCCGTCTTCTGATGAATCGAAAGCAGCTTTTAGCTCTTCACGAGATTTTGCAATCTGCTCTTGAAGTTCATGTACTTTTGACATACTTTGATTATCTCCTATATATTATATTTTAGAGGACAGGTTCGTCCTCTTCTGTTATGTCGATATCCACGGTATCAGCCAATAAAGACTGACCCTCTAACCACTCTGCATCAAAATCTTCGTCAGACGATTCACTGTTATCATCTGTAACGGCTTCAGGTGATTCTACTTCAGATTCCTCTGGAGTTTCCACCTCTTCTACCTCAACGTCATCAGATGGGTCTTCATCCTCGACAACGTCTTCAACAGGTTGTTGTTCTTCAACTTCTGACTCTAAAACTTCAGCAGGTTCACTTCCAACGTTTTCGATGAATTGGTCTAATTCAACCCATGCATCGCTCAAGTCTTCTTGAACTGCTCTTAAAGCTTCAGTAGCTTTTGTACCTAGTGTTCTTCCATCTTTAGCACGCAACATCGCAATGGCGGTAGCTCGTACCATCAAGTCGTCTAATGCAGCAAGCACATCTTTGACTTGTTCTGAGAAAGTTTGACTTTTCTCGGACACTTCTATTTCTTCTGATTCTTGAGTCTCTATTGTTGCTTCTTTAATAGAATTTCTTACTTTTTGTAATTCTTTCAAATACAATGCAGGATTTTCTATAAGCATATCAACAGTGATAGACTTTTCTTCTTCTTCAACTACCTCCTCGGTAGGTTCTTCAGAAGGTTCCTCAGAAGGAACTTCGGCTTCTGGTTCTTCTTTTTGGAAAGACCCAGTGCCTAAAACACTTTTCTTTTCATCCTCCACTAAGTCTTCAACCAATTCTTTATTAGATTTGATTGCCATAGTGTAGGTCTCTTGATTTGCACCAACAAGTACAGGTGATACTTCAAATACGGTTAAGTCTTTTAGGTATCTTGCATCTTGTTCGTTCTCGCTATCAGCACTTTTGAATGGTGCTGTCTCAGCGTCATTTACTCTATAACCGAATGACCATTGTTGCATGTCACCCATGTTTTTTACTATTTTATAAGCTTCTTGCCCTGAATCAGTATCCATGAAAAATTCACCATCGAAGGTTGCTTTTCCATCGTCTTCTTTGATTCTTCCTTTTCCGATTGGCATGTCCCACTTGTGTGCCCATACCATAGGAACATCGCCAGATTTAAAACCTGATTTGATTGAACCTGGGAGAACTACGTCTCCGTCAGAATCTAGACTATTGAATACTGAAAATACAGCAGAAACTTTACCCTCGGCTTCTTGTTTTAACTCGAACTCGATGGCTTTTACTTCTTTTTCAGACATAGCTATTAATATCTCCTCTGTTAACAGATTTATTAAAGGCACGCTATATAAGTAATTTTTGCAGATGCTTTAGAAAAGCGTGGTATTTTATTCGTCTTTTATATCTTTTATAACTGTGAGTTTTGATACTGACATTTTGACTTTTCTATCAGTTTTTTTGTGTTTACCATTTTCTAGTATTGCATACACTTGCATAGTGGCTTCTCCATCACTTACTGATGTCACTACTCCATGTACTGTTGAGGGTGGGTCTGGGTCCTTATTGATAGACCAACTAACAGATTGTCCTACTCTAACACTAGCTGCTTTCTCCCCACTTTTCTTAGATGAGAGCGGATGAGAAGAAGGTAGCAAGTCTTGGTCATAAGGTTTTCTCTTAAATCGTCCTGTACGCAATGCGTGTAAGAACCCATTTACTCTGGCTAATGCCCATTGGTCAGCTGAGGAAACGTTTCCTCTTACTGAGCCAGGATTAGTCCTGTAAGCACCGACACCTCTTTTGAAAACTGCGGCCAAAGTCCTAGCGTTTGTTCTATGTTTTGGATTTTTATCATTATGATTTTTTGCCTTTTCAGAAAGAATTTTTTTGATTCTTCCAGATACAGCTTTTAATGCAATGTCGTCAGCCATTTCTTCTGCTAAATCAGAAGCAGCTTTTCTCCTAGAACGAACAACTTTCTTTTGGTCGTTAATTATTTTTTTCATAGAAGATACACCTATGTTAGAAACACCACCCCACTTAATATTTGCAATAGTGCCATTAAGTCGGTTGTTACCTTGATGTCTTCCCATGTAACGTTCTCTTCTACGAACCCAGTTAAGTACTGATTCACTTCTGTCACCAGACTTATATTTAGTCCAATTTCTAAATGCATCATTTCCTGTGAATGATGTAGGAGGGTTACCTCCATTACCAGCTCTTCTCCAAATCTCAGGCCAATTCTCTTTTAAGTCTTTTGCATAACCATATGGAAATTGCTTATATTTTGAATTGGAGATTGTTACTTGTTTGTCATCTCCTGGACTTGGAAAATTTGTTCTATCTTTTTTAGGCTTTTCAGATTTCTTTGGCTTAATTGCTTCTTCGTATTCATCGTGTGATTTACATGGCATGAAAACTTTTTTATCACCTACTGTGTGAGTGTGTATTCCAACTGCACAAGCAAGGTCTTTTGACCTTTCCATTGCTTCACCTGGATTATCAAAAATATCTTTAGGATTAGCTGCTTTGCTATTTTCAGGTTCTATTTCAAATTGTGATTCCATAAGTACCTCTGCTTCTTCCAAACTTACTCCTATCTCTTCAATATTATCATAATCTTTTTTAGGTTTGCGTTTTAAGTAAGCACTAGCTTCTTTTTCTGTATCAAAACATTTAATTACTTTTCCTGTGTCATGACTTATAACGCAGTATGAACCGTTAGGCATTTTTGCAATGTATTTTTCTTCATTACGAGGTTCTTCATTTTGTTGAATTTTAGGTGCTCTTAAGTTAACTTGTGGATACTCTTCTAATGTAAGTAAATCTTTTTTATCTACCCCGTCTCTATATCCAGCTGCTTCTGGTAACTTAGCTACTTGTGCAGCTTGACTTCTATTTTCTTCAGGTGTGTCATTCAAAATAGCTTGACCTTCTGTATCTACCTGAATCATATTTAATGGTCTTAGATATACGTCATGTTTTTCATCAACATCTAATCCAACTACTTGTCTAGCTTCACCGATTGTTATCCAACCACCTGAAACACCCATGTTTACTCGTTTATAAAGTTCATCCATGTCTGTCTGTAAAGCTCTTACATTTTGTATGTCATACATACATTCTAAGTTTTCATCTTTAAAATCTGGTATTAGTAATTGATGTGTTAGTTCTGCTGCAACTGTTCTCCACATTGGAACAAGTTTTTGTTCTGTAAAAAATTCTCTAAGTTCTTTAGTATTGTTAAAAGTAGCCGCATCTAGTCCAGCTCCGAGTCCAGCGAGAATTGCTGGGACACCTAAAACTGCAGAAACTCTTTCTTCAGGTATTCTTCTTAATTCTACTAACTTCATTTGGTCAGGTGAGAAAGATACAATATCAATATTCATTGCTCCAGATAAAACCATAGGAGCACCTCTATTGGCACCACCAAATTTTTCTTTATACATCTGAGATATAGATTCAGCTTCTTCTCTAGTTGGACCACCAAATCCATCATTTCTAGGTGTAAGTACAACGCCTGGCACAGCCATGTTATTTAAAAGTGCTGCTGTGAACTGACCAGCGGACTCGTCACCTAAGATTTCTCTTAATACTGTTTTAAGAGGAGCATGTCCTCTACGGTGGTCATTAGGGTCTATTCCTTGTCGTATATGAACCATATCTTCAACGGGCAATTCTATTTTTTCGCCTTTACCATATATGGAGTAGTCGTAATGAGTTATTAATGTTTCCTCATTACCTCTGACTTCTACTAAATGTGGCATTAA